CTGGCCGAGTCCCAGAAGGCGTACGACGCCGCCCTGGCCGAGTCCCAGAAGGCGTACTACGCCGCCCTGGCCGAGTCCCAGAAGGCGTACGACGCCGCCATGGCCGAGCCCCGGAAGGCGTACTACGCCGCCCTGGCCGAGTCCCAGAAGGCGTACGACGCCGCCCTGGCCGAGCCCCGGAAGGCGTACTACGCCGCCCTGGCCGAGTCCCAGAAGGCGTACTACGCCGCCCTGGCCGAGTCCCAGAAGGCGTACTACGCCGCCCTGGCCGAGTCCCAGAAGGCGTACGACGCCGCCATGGCCGAGCCCCGGAAGGCGTACTACGCCGCCATGGCCGAGCCCCAGAAGGCGTACTACGCCGCCCTGGCCGAGTCCCAGAAGGCGTACGACGCCGCCATGGCCGAGCCCCAGAAGGCGTACGACGCCGCCCTGGCCGAGTCCCGGAAGGCGTACGACGCCGCCCTGGCCGAGCCCCGGAAGGCGTACGACGCCGCCCTGGCCGAGCCCCACGCCCTCGAATGCCCCGTCTGCACTTGGGACGGCACCTCGATCTTTGGGGCTATCACTGCAGCCAAGCCGAAGCGGACCCGGAAGACGACAGCATGAGCACCTGCGAAGCTCGCCTGCCCATCCCCTACTTCGGGGTGTCTGAGTCGGGCTGGCCCACCTCCACCGCGCCGCGCCGCTGCACTCAGACCGTCGGCGTCCGCGGTGGCGATCGCCCTGCTGCTGTGGGGCGCCCTGATCCTCGGGCTCGCTCTCGGACCGTCCCCGAGTTAGAAAACGGTCCCGGCTCGCTTGCCTAGGAGACAGCGGGCCGGGACCTCACAAACCACAAGGAGTATCGCACCGTGGCAACCGAACCGTCCACCGCTCTTGCCGTTGACTACAGCCGCCTCCCGGAGCACATGCGGGAGGGCGTGCAACTCTACGTTGAGCGCGGCGTCGAGCCCGGTGGCTTTCTAGAGGCCGTGCTCTGCAATCGGTTGGTCGAGGCTTTCGCCAAGGCCGACACGATCAACCGCTACGCCATGTTCGACTGGGCGACGTGGCTCTGGAACGACGCCCCGATGGGCTCGTGGGGCTCGCCCGAGAAGGTCGCGGCTTGGATCGCGGCTCACGAATGAGCCGCTGCGAGGCACGTCTTGGCGAGCGCATGGTCAACGGTCCTGCCGGCTGGCCGGAGTACGAATACCGCGCGGTCTGCACTCAGTCCGTTGGCGTCAGAGCCGTCTGGGATGGCGTCGACCGCGAGCGGCACTACTGCTCTCTCGCCGGACACCTGGCCGACGTGCTGGCACAAGCCCGAGATGACGAGCTGGCGATGCGGGTGAGGAGCGAGACACGCCCCGAACCGCGCGCCTTCGACCGGACCGAGTACAGCCCGAACTTCCGCTCCGCGATGGTGGACGCGGGACGGGGGAGCCTGCTCCGTGGCTGACATCGCCTGTCTGGACTGCGGGCACGACATTAGCGCGCACCTGAACCGTTCGGGCGATCGCGCTGGACATTGTGCATCGAGTTACATGATCGAAGTCCCGGTTCCTCGAAAGGACGGCCGGGGCAACTGCAAGCGGCTCGCTCACAACTGGCGCGCGTGCGAATGCTGGCGGGATCAGGATGCCGTGGCCCATCCCGAGAACTACGCCCCGAAGCTCGCGCCCGGCGACCGGTGCCGGTCTATCCGCCACCCGGAACTCACCGGCACCGTCAAGCACTACGAATACCACGAGCGGGGATGGCTCAGCCCACTGCCCTACCGCATCGGTTGGGACGACTCTAGCCGGGCCTGTGACGTGCTCGGTTGGCTGTTCGTCTACGCCTCCGACCACGGAGTCGAGGCCATCGCATGACACCCGAGCGCTACCCCGGCCGCTCCGTGATCGTCTGCGAGTGGTAGAATGACACTATCGGCGGAGGTGTCGATCCTGCAAGTTCTCCGCTTCCGCCGAACTAATCGTGAGAGGACTGGCAGGAGAGGACTTGCAGACATGCGTGAAATCCCGTTGACCCAGGGCAAGGTCGCCCTAGTTGATGAGGACGACTACCCGCGCTTGGCGATCCTGAAGTGGCACGCATCGTGCCGCGTGGGGCGGGACGGTCACGAACTCTGGTATGCCCGCCGGTGCGTCAGCCGTGGGACCCCGGGATCGCGTCTTGAATATATGCACTGCGCCGTTCTAGGCAAACGCGGGCTAGACCACATCAACGGCGACGGCCTCGATAACCGCCGCTGCAACCTGCGGCCGGCGTCGGCCGGGCAGAACAACGCCCACCGCCGCAAGTGCGGCACCCGATCCTCGCGTTTCAAGGGCGTCTCGTGGGACAGGGGCGCGTGGCGGGCAGCGATACAGCCGCAAGGCTACATAGGACGCTTCACATCGGAGGCTGACGCCGCTCGCGCATACAACGAGGCGGCGTCCGCCATCTACGGTCCTTTCGCTTGGCTGAACGTATTGGAAGGGGGCGCCGAATGAACCCCGAACGATACCCAGGGCGGTCGGCAATCACGACCGAGATGCTGACGGCGTGGAAGGACCGCAACCGCTGGCAGCGTCTTCGCACGCAGAGCGCGACCCTCTACGAGCGGCTATCGGCCGCAAACCGGGCAGACGCGCAGCGACAGCAGCTAGCCGCTCTACGGCGCGTCTGGGTAGTCCTGCGAGCGATCCGATGATCCGCCGTCGATGCGCTGCCTGTGCCCGAGCGCTGCCTCAATCGGCCCGGAAGGATCGCCAGTACTGCGATACCGCCTGCCGCGTCCGCGCCCACCGGGCCGGTTACGCCTTGGTAACGGGTAGCAGCCACGCTACCGCGTCTCCCGACCTCCAGCCGCCACAGACGCGGGCGATGCTCGCGCTACTCACTGAGGCCGGTACAGAGGGTGTCAGCGCGCTCGATGCGCTGCGACGGATCGGCTGCTATCGGGCCGGCGCCCGCGTGTTCCAACTCCGGCAGGCCGGACATTCGATCAGGACTGAGCGCAAGGCCCGGATGACGGCCCGCTACTTCCTGGAGCCGATGTGATTGCCCTCTGTCCAGCCCCCATCCGTCAGCCGCGCAAGAGGCAGAGCGCCGCCGAGGATCAGCGGGTCTATTGGGATGTCACCGAGCGCGACGAGCGAGCCGCCCCGGAACGGCACGGCTGCCGAGCCTTGGATATCGACCCGGATGCCGGACCCTGCGACGGGCCAATCCAGAGGCACCACGCCGGGATCAAGGTCGGTACGCGGCGAGTCACGGCGCGGGATCGGGTCGTCTGCCTGTGTGACGGACACCATGACCACTGGGCGCCGATCCACAACCGGGCGATCGTGGAATGGCTCGCTGCGCTATGACCGCCATCGCAGTCCCCGGCATCGTCCTGCCGACCACTCCCCGCTGCACGGACACGACGCATCGGAGCTACTCCAGCGACCGCGGCTTTGACGAGTGCCAGTTCCGCGACGCGCTGTACCGGCAGGGGCTCGCCCGACCGAAAGCGTCTCGGGTCATGGTCGAAGGCTCCGCCACAGACGAGGCGATCGGCGTCGTTCTCGCAGGCCGAAAGCCGGACGTGGCGGGCATCGTGGCACAACTCGGCCTGGCCGAAGGCATCCCCACTGAGCGGCACGCCCAGATGACCGAGAAAGTCGCCGCGCTCCTGACTCTCTGGACGGATCGGGTTTGGCCGACCTACCCGCCGGTCTACGCCTACCAATACGAAATCCACTGGGAGCATGAGGGCATCGTCTGCCACGCCCATCTCGACGTGGTATTCGACGACGGCTCGCTGATCGATCTCAAGACGAGCGAAAAGCGGCTGCCGACCAACCGCGCCGACACGGACGAACAGCTCACCTGGTACGCATGGGCGATGCGCGAGGCCCACGGCGTCCAAGCGATGCCTGTCGGGCTCGACGGGCTGATCTACGCCAACCCGCCGTCTGACGTGAAGTCCTGGCAGCCCGATGCCGTGAAGCCGTGGTACGACCGTCAACGGTCCCGGCGCGGGCCGACTGAGCTTGACGAATTGGCCCGAACCGTCGCGCGGCGCGAGCACGTTCGCGGATGGCTCGACGCTACCGGGCAGCATCTGCCCAACGGCCGCAGCGCGCCGTTCGCCTGTGGCGATTGCCCCGTCATTGCCGCTTGTCCCGCGTGGCGCGGCTACGTCTTGGAGGAGATCATCGATGCCGACTAACCCATTCCACCCCGCCGACCAGGCTGCCCCAAAGGTCAAAGTCCTGTTGTTCGGTGCGAGCGGCGTAGGCAAGACCTACTTCGCTTTGACCTCGCCCGGCAAGATCGCGGTTATCGACACTGAGGGCGGGACGGCCTTCTACGCCAAGCGCATCGGCAAGGGCGGGCTGAATCCCTTCGACGTTCTGCCGACCAAGACTTTCGCCGACGTGCAGAACGCTGTCGAGTACATCGCGGCCAACCCTACGGCCTACGCCACGCTCGTCATCGATCCGGTGACGGTGATCTACGAAACGCTGCAAGACGCGGCACAGGTCAAGCGGGCCGGGAAGCGGCACGATCCCGACGCCGATCTTGAGATGCTCGACTGGCAGCAGATCAAACGCCGGTACAAGAGCCTCATGACCGCCCTCGTCAACCTCCCGGTCCATGTGATCGTGGTCGCGCGCGAGCGAGACGACACGGAGCGCAAGGGCTCCGAGATGGTCAAGGTCGGTGTGCGACCCGATGCCGAAAAGGGCACGGCCTACTTCTTCGACACCGTGATCCGGCTGGCCCCGGTAGGCGCGGACGCGCGAGAGGCGCAGATCCTGAAAGACCGCACGGGCACCCACCCGCTGGGCGCCCGCCTCCCGGCCCCATCGTTCCGCTCAGTCTTCGGTGCCGCAATCAAGGCCGGGAAAACCGACAGCGCGGAGCGGTCGGTGCAGGATGACGAGCAGGCCGCACAGGCAGACGCCCGCGGGACCTTCGGCATGGTGGACGAGGCACCCCCGGCCGTGGCCCGTGCGGCCGCGCAGGCGCCCGTGGTCGCTGCGACTGACGACGGGCGTCAGGTTGACGCCGACGGCGTGATCGAGGGCGACTCCCGCGACGTGGCCGAAGCCGGACCCGCGCTGTTCGAAGACGTACCGGCTCCAACGCCCGCCCCAGCCGCGGAACCACGGCAGCAGCCCGCGTTCGTGCCGGTAGGCCCCGCCTCCAACGAACCGCCTGAGCCGAGTGCATCCGAACTGGCGGCCCTCTTCGATGGGGAGGTCGCCACGCAATCGGCCGTCCTGCGCCCGCCGCAAACCGCCCCCCTGGCACATCCGCAATCCGCCCCCACGTGCCCGGTACACAACTGGGCGATGCGTCCCGATAAGCGCGTCTCCCATGCCGGCGAGTTCGGCTGTTCCGGCAAGCAGTCGGACGGTAGCTGGTGCACGGAGCGATACCCCCGATGAGCCTCACGACCGCGCGTCTGGACGAACTGGCGGAGGCGGATCGCCTCACCTCGGAAGCCTGGGGTATCGAGCACCCCGGCGAATATGCAGAACTGATCACCAAGGCCCGCCTACAGGTAGCCATTGACGAGCTGCCGCTGCCGGAGAACTGGGAGCTACGCATCGGGAACCCTGTCGGCACGCCCTACGCCACAGCGTTCAGCCGACGGACCGGCGACCAAGAGAGCGCCTATGCCCCCACCATGCTCGCCGCAGTCCTCGAGTTAGACGCGGCTCTCAGGAGCCGGGCATGAGTCCCTGCCTGGCACTCATGGAGGGCGAGCGGATCGTCGGGCGCCTCTGTACGTCCGGCACGGCGGGCGGCGCTATGAAGCTTCCGACCGAACCTCGCTGGTGCTGGTGCCCGACATGCAAGGCATGGATCGGGGCCACCCCGCCGCTACTGCCAGTTCACTGGCCCGCCGAGACGAGCGCGGCCATGCACAAGTTCGGGATCGGGCACAAGACGAGCCTGCTCGGCCTGTCGCAAATCCTGTACCGCGACACCTGGACAGGGCCGGAGACGAGCCACGTCGAGTACCGCCGGCTGCCACCGCCGGACCCCCGCCTCATTGGCGACGTGCTCACAGGCAATGGAGCCGACGGCGTGAAGCCATGAAGCCGCGTCTCCTTGACCTGTTCTGCGGGTCTGTCAGGGACGGAACTCAGCAGTTCAGCACGGCCGAACGAGCCGAGGCAATGGGCATCGACTGGATGACTGGCGCCGAACTAAGCCAGGCCATCCCCCCGGCCTACACCGAATGGATAGGCCGCCAACTGATCGCGTCACTCAGCGGGAGGGCGGCATGAGCTACCAGCCCGCGTTCGCGTCTCAGACGATGGCCCCGGTGTCATGTTCCGAGGCAGAGCGCAAGGCCATGCGCGGCGATCGGCAGATGGGCGACCTAAAGCGATGCTGCCAGTGCCACGAATGGCTGCCGCGCGCCGGCTTCGCTCTCGATGTCAGCCGGGTCGACGGTCGCTGCAATCGATGCTCGACCTGTCAGACAGCAAGGTGGGCGGCGTGGGACGCCAAGAGAGGCAGGACATGATCGACCAGCTGAGCCGTACCCTGGCCGCCGCCGGCATGAACGGGCGTTCGTTTGCGACCCCGATCCTGTATACTTGCAAGGTCGGTACCAGCGATGCCACTCCGCATACAATGTGCGACGCCCTCTCGGTTGCTGGTACCAGCCGGGAGGGCGTTTCACGTCTGGAGGTACCAGCTCCAATGCCACCACTCAACGACACGCCACACGCCGACCCGCGATGGGCTGCGTACAAAGCCCTGCTGAACGCCGAACGCAAGCTGGAACTTGCCGGCCTCGACGCTGCCGCGCGAACGGTGCGCGAGATCAGGCGGCAGATCCCATGAGCCTCGATCGTCTGCCACCCCAGGACCTAGACGCGGAAAGGGCGTGCCTCGGCGCTCTGTTGATCGACGGAGACGCCATCGTGGAAGTTGCCGACTTCCTGCATCCCGGCGACATGTACCGCCAGGCCCACGCCCGCATTTACGAGGCCATGCTGGATCTGTTCGGGCGCCGGCAACGGTTGGACGTTGTGACCGTGGCGGAGGTGCTCGGGGACGATCTGGAGTCCGTCGGAGGTGCCAGCTACCTCTCGGCACTCGGCAACGACACGCCGACCTCGGTCTACGCCGCGCAGTACGGCCGGATCGTCGAACGCAAAGCCACCATGCGCGCCCTCATCTCGGCCGCGGGGAAGATCGCCGCTATCGGCTATGAGGACGGCCAGGACACACAGGACGCCATCGACCGGGCGCAGGCGGCGCTCATGGGCGTTACGTCGCGCGCGCAGAGCCGGTGGACCTCGCTCGGGGAATTGATGCCGGCGGCCTACGAACACCTCGGGCAGCTCCACGAGCACTCGGGCGCCATCCTGGGAGTGCCCTCGGGGTTCACGGGGCTGGACCGACTCACCGGCGGATTCAATCCCGGTGAACTCGTCATCATCGCGGCGCGTCCCTCCGTGGGCAAGACGGCCCTGGCCATCCAGATGGCCCGCTATGCCGCGGCGCACGGACACCCCACGGGTCTGTTCAGCCTGGAGATGAGCGGCAGCCAACTCGCGCTGCGCATCCTCGCGGGTAGCGCGGACATCAACACCCGGCAACCCATCGCGGGCGAGGCATTCGAGCGAGCGGCCGCAGTTGCCGCCGAGCAGCGGTACCTGCCGCTGTGGATCGACGACACCCCAACTGCGACGCCTATCGAACTGCGCCTGCGGGCTCGACGCCTCATGGCCGAGCACCACGATCTCGGACTCCTGATCGTGGACTACCTCCAGCTCGCGCACGTCAAGGCAGAGAGCCGCGAGCGTGAAGTCGCAGAGATCAGCCGCAACCTCAAAGCCCTTGCGCGTGAGCTCCAGTTGCCCGTCGTGACGCTGGCACAGCTCAACCGCCAACCGGAGGCCCGCGACTCAGGCAAGCCAAGGCTGTCGGACCTACGGGACTCGGGAGCCATCGAACAGGACGCGGATACGGTCATCTTCCTGTGGCGATCGGACGCGGAGATACACCCCATCGAGACGATCAACGTCTCCGTAGCCAAGCAACGCAACGGTCCGCTCGGGGACTTCCCGTTGAGTTTCGACCGGGGCCGGACGATGTTCTCCGAACAAGAGAAGCGGTACGGGGAGTCCTGGGCATGAGCCGCGACGATGGCTTTACGGTCATGGACGTTTCGACAGCGATCCATGAGGACGCGAAGTTCAAGCGCTTGGCTCGCCGGCTCCCGGAGCTTCTTCCGGCGTGCTTCACGGCCTACGTGGCGCTTCTTGCGGAGTCGTGGCGAGCCGGTGGGCGCGTGGCGTTGGAAGATGCTTGGCCTGCTCTCCTTGGTCCGTACAATCGAGCGGTGGCGGCGGCACTGCGCCGTTTCAAACTGACAGATCGCGCCGGCCAGATCGCTCCAGAAACGTGGGAAAGGTGGTTCAATCCCGCGCAACATCGGCAAGAACAGGCGCGCGATAGGTGGCGGAGAGCTAACGAGAAACGTCATGCGGTTGCGCTGCGGTCCCTCGCGCTAGACAGCGCGGACACCGCGGAGTTACCGCGCGGTAACCGCGATGCTACCGCTACCACCGTACCGTCCGTCCGTCCGTCCGTACCGTCCGACCGAGTGGAGGGCGCATTCGACGGACCCGGCGACGACCTCCAGAGCCTCCTTGCCTCCTGGGGAGTGATCGGCCTACCTCTCGGCCCGAAGCTCGCTGTCAGGCTCGACGGACTGGTGGAGGACCACGGTACCGATGCCGTTCGGGCGCAATTCGACCGGCTCCACAAGGCCGGGTCCAAAGAGGCCGGCCAATACGTCCTGGGGGCCTGCAACTCTCTCCGCCCGATCCCGAAGAAAGCGCCGGACGATAACAGCGAAGCCATCGAGCGAACACGCCGCGAGTACCCCGGTCCGGTGTGGTATCCGCCGGTCAAGCCGAACGGCCGCAAGCCTGCCGTAGTCGTCACCGACCCAGACACGGATTACGACGCCGGCATGTCACGCGATGGGGAGACCAAGAGCGAGCCTCAGGCGTTGGCGCCTGCCGACTGGTTCGAGAGGCCGGGGGCATGAGCAGGCCGTACGGGGAGACCGACCACACGCCGCCTACCGAATCCGCCCAGCCCAACGCGAGAGAGCCGTACTACTCCGACGACCTCGTGACCATATTCCACGGCGACTGTCGCGACCTCCTGCCGTCTATCGAGGCGGACGTGATCGTGACGGACCCGCCGTATGGGATCGGCTCTGTTTGGAAGGGCGGGCGGGGTCACGGCTGGGCAAAGGCCGACGCCGACAAGATCGTCCGCAACGTCTGGGATAGTGAGACTCCAATGGAAGGTGACGCGAAAGCTCACCCCCGAAGATCAGGGCCGCCCTGGAGCGCTTCCGAGTCGGCGGCAATCCGACCGACGATCGCTTCACGGACCGGACGTAGCCTCTATTTCGGGCGTATCGTCTTTACGTAAAGACACCTTGACGCGGCGGGAGGGAGGGGACTACCCTCTGGGCGTATGTATCCGTCCCGATCCGCGCTCAATGATCGCTTCTGGTCCAAGGTTGATCGCTCCGGCGGTCTCTGGGCCTGTTGGCCTTGGCGCGGAACCATAGATAGACAGGGCTACGGGTGGTTCTGGGCCGGCCAAAACGTTCGAGTTCACCGGATGGCCTATGAACTGGCGGCCGGGCCAATCCCCGAAGGCATGTTCATCTGCCACCACTGCGACAACCCGCCATGCTGCAATCCAGCACATCTGTTCGCAGGAACACCGGCGGACAATTCGGCCGACATGGTCCGCAAGGGCCGTCAGCACCGGTGGGATGCCGCCAGCCTCAAGGCCATAGTTCGGCCAAAGCACCTTCATGTCGAGCTAGGCGAATTCTGCAAGAACGGGCACAGCCGTTCTGTCTACACCCACCGACGACCCAACGGGCACCGCGAGTGCAGCCGGTGTCATGCCGACAGATGTGCGGTCCGCCGCATGGGAGTTGCGGCGTGAGCGCCCCGGACCGCGCAGGCGGCCCCGGTAGCGATGTGGACGGCCGAAGAGCGCGGTCCGACTCCGCGCCCGCAACCAGCCTTCCCGTGCAGTTGGCGACTGCCCACCCTGGCCCCCAGAGTTGGACTACCGCGGGTCCGCGTGGCCGCCTGCCATGCACGACCGTTTCTAGCGGGGACTTAGCCTCAGCCGAACGCATAAGCCGTCCGGGTCAGCCTCCGGCGCAGCCGAGCCGGGGCCAGGGTGATAACTTCGCACTTCCCTCCTCCTCGGCGGACGGGCGGGTGGACGGTCCCGCCCCGTTCGCTCCCGCTGATTGGCTGCCCGAGCGTTGGTCGTGACGCGCCCGCTCAAGGCCCTGACGAAAGAAACAGCCACCGGTAACGGCGTGGCGAGTACCGCCGACATGATCCGGCTTTCGTCCAGCGTCTTAGGCTCCGTCAACCTCTTGCGGCGCGACATGAACCGCCGCTTCGGCGAGACGGCACAGTCACTCGACCTCGTGGACGGGAAGCTCGGCGTCGTGTGTGAGAAAGTCGGCTGCCTCGAAGAAGCGCGACGCACGGACGCGGCCCTAGCCGCTCAGGCCAAAGGAACGGCCACCGAGCGCAACGCGGACCGCGTGCAGCACGCCCTGTCCCGCAATCAACGTCTGGCAATCGGTGTCGCCGCCTTCACAGGCTGCGGGGGGCTCGCTCTTGGCGTCGTGACGCTGCTCTTGCGAGTGACAGGGGTGCTGACATGAACGACGCCACGTTCTGGAGCCTCAGCATCCTGGCCATCCTAGGGCTGTACGCCCTGGTCGTGTATCTCGACCACCGCCGCAACGTCGCGGCTGACCGGATGGGCGACGCACTGACGCCTGAAGCACTCGGCGAAACCGGCGTGCTCGACACGCGACCAGGCCACGGCGAGACAGAGACGCAAGCGGAGCGGCTGCCGTGAGCGCCCGAGACTTCATTGCCAAGCCCGTAGGACCCCCGCCGCCTCCCGCGCCACAGGGACCGCCCCACGAGCACGTCTGGACCATCGGCCACGTCGCCACCGAGGGCGTCTACGGGGCAACCCGGGGCGTGTGCGTCGTCTACCTCGTCTGCCAATGCGGAGCTACGAAACGGAGCATCCCCGAATGACCATGCCGGCCAATCTCACACTCGGCAAGCTGCCGTTCGTCCCCGACCCACAGGACCATCCGGTCAGCCGCTATCTCGCCGCCGTGCCGCTCCCGGCGGCCTATCGCTGCCCGGTCAAGGCCCCGGTGCTCAATCAGGGCACGGCCCCGCAATGTGTCGCCTACTCCGGCGTTTTGGGGCGGACGATCACCGAACAGCCCGAGGCGCACGAGCTCGTGGCATTCGACGCGGGCGACCTGTTCCGCCTCGCGGGTGGCGGGCCGAATGGCGCGGAGATCCGCAACGCCGCCGCGGCGCTGCTCAAGACCGGCGCGCTTGCCACCTCGACGGCCCGCAAGGGCGAGCGGCTCAAGATCGCCAGCTACGCGCTCTGCCGGACCGTCTTCGAAGCCAAGACGGCGGTGTACGCCCGAGGCTGGGCATGGCTCGGCGTCGACTGGCGCAACTCGTGGTTCCGGCCACACGGCGACGGCACCCTACCGTACCCGGACTCCGTCGCCGGCGGGCACGCCATCTCGATCATCGGCTGGGACGACGCCCATACCGTTCCCAACGGCACTCCCGGCGCGCTGCTGATCCAGAACTCCTGGGGTCCGAAGTGGGGCGTCGCCGGCACCTGTTGGCTGCCATATGCCTACCTCGACGCCAGTCTTGAATGCTTCGTCACCATCGACGCGCCCGACCCGGCTGGACCCGTCATCGCAATCACGCCCTTCGCGGCTCCGCGTCTCGTGACGGTCCATCGAGGCCCCCTGACCGGATACAACGCGGCCGGGCAGACCAAGAGCCATCTGTGGCTGCGCGACTCGCACTGCCATGCCGATGCCGCCGTGACCGTCACCGCGCCCTACTCCGGGACCAAGCCGCCGCGCGGCGAGTTCGTCCGCATCATGGACGGCTTCTACGCGGGGTACTGGGTCCTCACTTCCAAAGTCACGCTCAGCTAGGAGACAAGATGTTCGCCTCTCTCGTCGCCAAGATCCACAACGCCTGGCTGCTGTTGCCGCTCTGGGCCCGTACGGGCATCGGCTCGATCGTTGCGGCCGTCCTGGCCCTGGCATTTGCCTTCGGCTTCAGCTGGCCGACGAGCTGGGTGGATCTGCAAGCGCAGGCGCTCGCCTTCGCGGTCGTCGCCATCCCGACCGTCATCGCCGTCTTCAAGAGCAACCTCCTGCCGGGCATCGTGACCTGGTTCCTCGGGACGTTCGGATACGCGCCCGCCTCCCGAGTGCAGCGCGCCGCGAGCCATGCCGGGCTCCGGCGCCCCGAGATCTGGGTCAGGGCATAACCACATGCTGACCGCCCGCGCACAGCACGGCGAGAGCCTTCGGGCCACCTCGCACCTCGCGGAGCGAGTAATGCCCGCTGCCTCAATGGCGGTCAACCCTGCGCCCATCCAGCCGATGGTGGGCAACTCTCCGACAGATGGCTACGCGCACAGCCGATGGTGGGCTGTAGAGACAGAGGCGCAGTCGTGAGTCACCGCAAGGCGTGGCGACTCGAAGTCGAGTGGCTCGACTCCTATGTCGAGTTGTCCAGCTGGACGCCAATCAAGCGCATGGTCAAGAACCGACACCATCTGAAGACGAACTGTGTGTCGGTCGGCTTCGTCCTGGCGGATGACAAGCGGGGCGTCATGCTCGCGGGCAGCGTCAACGGTGCCAACGCCACGGGCGTAATCGTCATCCCTGCCGGGCAGATCATCAAGCGACGGCGCCTGACATGAGCGAACGAGCCGACCAGTGGCCGAGTCCCGATGGGGCCACTGGATCGGAGCCGTATCGGGCGGCTAGGCGGACAGAGCCGGGAGACGTCCCGGCCTTCCGCATGTCTGAGTACCTCAACTCGCCCGAGTATCACCGCGACCGTGCAGATGACCTGGAGGCTGGCAACACCGAGGGGCTGCCGCCCAAGGAAGTGGCCCGGCTGATCCGTTGGCATCGCATGGCAGCGAGGGCGAACTGATGCCCGCGCTCCATGTCGCTCGTTCCTGCCTCGTCTGCGGCGCCCCATTCGTGACGGCAAACGCCAATCAGAAGTATTGCAGCGAGCGTTGCAACTGGAGTTCGCATCGGCATCGTTATCCGACTCGGGCATGCGCCAAATGCGGAGCCGACTTCAGCCCGACCAATAACGGGCAGGCTAGTTGCTCACTCAGGTGTCGCCCACATGGCGTATCGCATGGCCGCCCGAAACCCTCGCCTGAGACGGTCGAACTGCGACGCGAAGCGAGAGAGTCAATCCGGGAAGCCCGCCATTCAGCCAAAGTCCTTGCTGGGTTGGCTGATGTAGCCGAACGGACAAGGCCCTGTGAGTTCTGCGGTGCCATGTTCGTGGGCAAGCGATCGGGGGAGAGTCGCTTCTGTTCCAAGAGTTGCGCTGGGCAGGAACGCGCTCGCCGCCATGATGCAGGCGTAGAGGCAAGTCTCGGTCACGGTTCTCTGACGTGCCCGCATTGCCAGACGACGTTCGACAGTTACCAGCCGCATGCCCGGTTCTGTTCACGCGACTGTTACGACGCATGGCATCGCGGTAGGGGTTGTGAGCGGGTTCGAAGACGCGGCAAGCACAAGGTACTGCGTCTACGTCCGCTGGTTCTGGAGCGCGACGGCTACATCTGCGGTATCTGCTGTCTGCCTATCCGTCGCGACGTAGGGGTCCAGCATCCTCTCGCATTGACGATCGACCACATCGTGCCGCTTGCGGTTGGTGGGAGCGACAGACTTGACAACCTCCAGCCTGCACATCGCATGTGCAACGTCGAGAAGGGCGATGACTTGCCGACGTGGTGGGCGCGTAAGAGCAAGGCTGAACGCAGGTGAGCGTCTATGCAGTGGCTATCCGCTACGCTGAACCTAAGTGCATAGAGTGGATTACGATAGCCAACGTGACACAACCTTACAAACAGAGGGTATACACGCCTAACTGCCTAATGGATAGGGGGCGGTGGGGGCACCACAGGGCCGCACGCCTCACAAACGGAAACCGGGCCTTCCGTTTTCTCTCTCCCCCGAGCTTCCACGCCCTGCTATCCACTCGGTATCAGGTCGGCGGCGCGTTTATGCACTCCACTCTATGCACCACCGGGAGCCCCTAATGGTCGCCGCTAAGCCTCTGGGCACGCGGAGCTATCAGAGGCTCGCCCAGTTCGTCCGCCGCCGCGACCGCAACCAGTGCCAGATCTGCGGCTCGACCGACCGACCGCAACACGTTGACCACATCGTCCCGCGGCACTTCGGCGGTCCCGTCTTTGACCCGAAGAATATGCGTGTGCTCTGCCGCGCGTGCAACCTCATCAAGGGTGGCTCGTTGATGACCGACGCGGAAGTCCTAGCCGCGCGTCAGGTTCAGGGCGGCGGTTTGGCTCCGGCCCGCATGGGGCCGCCGACTGACTCGTCCGTCGTCGTGAAGGACTACACCAAGTGAGGGCGCTTACCCCTGAACGCCGCGCCGCCTACGCTGCCACCGCCGCTGAGTGGCGGGCGGCCTGATGCTCGCCATGCCGGTAGTCGCATCGCCGAAGGGACGCGCCAAGCCGCGTGTCTCACCCCCGACCCCCGCGAAGTCCGACCTCGCCGCGTTCCGCGAGACCGCGGTCGGCGTCGGCATCTCGCTCATGTCCTGGCAGGTGTCTGCAGCGCGCTACCTCGAAGCCACGGGGCGGGACGGCCGGCATCTCTTCCGCGAGGTCGCGATCGTCGTTGCCCGGCAGAACGGCAAGACCGAAATCCTTGTTCCGCTGATCGTCAAGCGTCTCCGCGAGGGCAAGCGGATCATGCACACGGCGCAGGACCGCTCACTGCCGCGGGACATCTTCTACCGCGTGGCGGACATCATGTGGGAGCAGGACAACGTCCTGTTTCCGCTGCGCAACGACCGCCAGACCAAGCCTCGCTACGCCAACGGCCAGGAGGAAATCCGGCTCTCGAACGGCGGCGTCTACAGCATCGTCGCCCCGACCCGAGGCGGCGCTCGTGGGCCGTCCCGCGACCTCGTCATCATTGATGAACTGCGCGAGTTCGACTCGTGGGACTTCATCGCCGCCGCAAAACCCACGACGATTGCTTCCACTGATCCGCAGATCCTCTACCTCTCGAACGCGGGTGACGAGCAGAGCGTCGTCCTGAACGCGCTCCGCGATAGGGCCGACAAAGACCCCGGACTCGCGTATCTCGAATGGTCGGCGACCCCTTCACTCCCCGCAGATGATGTCAAAGGGTGGGCCGAAGCGAACCCCGCGATGGGACACGAGCCCGAGGGTATGGGTTCGGTCTTCGGCAACCTCGAATCCGAGTACCTCTCGAACAAGCTTGCCGGGACGCTCTCAATCTTCGAAGTGGAGCACCTCTGCCGCTGGGTCGTTTCGATACGTGAACGCCTCGTCAGCGAGGCCGCGTGGAAGCTCGGCGAGACTGAAGTCGAGATCCCGACCAAGGCGTTCATGGGGATTGCGCTCGACCCGCGCGGCCAGCGCGCCAGTGCCGCGATTGCCTGGCCCCGGGCGGATGGAACGACCGGCCTCCGACTCCTCTTCGATGTTCCGGGCAACCCGATCGATACGGACAAGCTAGGGGCAGACCTACGCATCGCCGCGACACAGTACGGCGTGGTCGATGTCGGCTTCGACCCCCTCACCGACGCCGTGCTCGCCAAGTTCTTCCCGAAGTCGGAAGCGATCGCCGGACAGCAGTACGCCAACGCCTCTTCGCGGTTCGTGACGGCAGTCGAGGCCGGGAAGGTGAAGTGGACGGATTGCGCAGCCGTCACGAACGACCTTGTCTGGACGGCCCGCAAGGAGCATGACGAGTCCGGCAGTTTCCAAGCCGTCCGCGGTAATGACGACCGACCGATTACTGCCGCGCTCGCGGCGATCCGGGCAGTGTGGCTCGCCTCTGAGCCACCGACCATCAAGAAAATCTACCGACACGCGAGCTTCTGAGGAGACGATCGATGATTGACATGACGGGCGCCCCGATTATCTCCACCTCTGCCACGGTCTATTCGCCCGAATGGTGGATGAACCGTCTCTCGCGCGAGCTGGACGACCGGGCGTTTCCGATGCAGCGGTTTGACGACTACTACCAGGGCAAGCATCCGATGCTCTATGCCGGCGCCAAGTACCGCGCCGCGTTCGGCAACCTGTTCGCCGGTTTCTCGGACAACTTCTGCGGCCTCGTGGTGGATGCCGTCGAGGAACGGCTCGACGTGGAGGGGTTCCGCATGGGCGCGGACCTCGAAGCCGACGATGATGCCTGGCGGATGTGGCAGGAAAACGGCATGGATGCGTGGTCCCAGATCGCCCACACAGAGGCCCTCGTCAAGGGTCAATGCTCGATCCTCGTTTCACCCGACGAAGAGGACGACACGAAGGCCGAGTTCACCGTCCAGGACGCGCTCGAAATGGCGGTCGGGGTCGATCGATGCAGTGGCGATCGACTGGCCGCGCTGAAGCGATGGGGTGAGGACGATGGGTCTGTCTGCTTCACCCTCTATCTGCCCGACTCAATCGAGAAATGGCGCACGAAGCCAGCCAAGGGAGGAACTACCGCAACACGAACGGTCGGCCGTTATGGGCTGATCCCGCGAGAGGTCTCCGGCGAGACGTGGCCGCTGGCAAACCCGCTCGGCGTCGTGCCTGTCGTCCCGCTGGTCAACCGGCCGCGCCTGCGGGGTCCGGGCGTCTCAGAGATCCGGGACGTGATCCCCAAGCAGAACGCCCTGAACAAGCTCTTCCTCGACATGCTCGTGGCGTCCGAGTTCGCGGCCTACCGCCAGAGGTACGCCGTCGGGCTGGAGCTGGAAGTTGACCCCGACACCGGCAAGGCAGTCGAGCCGTACAAGGCAGGCGCCGGCGAACTCTGGGCCGAGGAGAACCCGAACGTCAAGTTCGGCGAGTTCGAGGTCACGGACCTCGACAACTATCGGCAGGCGATTGAACTCGTCGTCATGCACATCGCGTCCGAAACCCGCACACCGGCGCACTACTTCATGGGCGGCCAGGGCAGTTTTCCGTCCGGCGAATCGCTGGCTGCCTCCGAGACAGGTCTGACGCGCAAGGCCGAGCGCAAGCAGCGGTTCCTCGGCGAGGGCTGGGAAGAGGTCATCCGCCTCGGCTTCCTCGTCAGGGGCGACCCCCGCGGCAAGATCATGGACTCCGAGACGATCTGGCGCGACCCGGAGAGCCGCAACGAGGCCGCCCATGTGGACTCGTTGGTCAAGCTCGGCTCGCTCGGCGTGCCGGAAGAGATGCTCTGGGAGATGGCGGGCCTGACACCGCAGCAGATCGAACGGGCGAAGCAGATTATCGCAGCGGCCAAGGCTGCCGAACCTCCCCCGCCTCCGATTATCGTGACGACGGCTAACCCCGATCCGATGGCGATGGACGCCATGCCGCCGGCCGCTGGAGGCGGCCGCAACGGTCTGCCGATGATGGCCGCGACAGGCGCCCCGGACGCCCCGCCGAAGTGAAACTCGACATAGGCGCCGGCCCGATCCGGCACGCTTCGGACTTCAAGACGGTGGACGCCTTCACCGGGGCGGACATTCGGGCCGAGATGTGGGCTCTGCCGCTGGCCGACGCTTCGGTTGACGAGATCTGGTCGAGCCACGCCCTGGAGCACGTTCCGCTCGCGCAAGTCGCCCCGACGCTGGCCGAATGGTTCCGTGTCCTCCGTCCGGGCGGTACGGCAGTCATTCAAGTCCCGAATCTGGACTATGCGTGCCGCTACTGGCTCGACCATCCCGGCGAGACATGGGCGCAACAGATCATCTTCGGCAATCAGGCTCACGAGGGCGAGTTCCACAAGACCGGCTGGAGTCTGGCGACCTTCCGGGCGGCCATCGAAGCAGCCGGGTTCGTGACCACAGTCGAAACCACCTGGGATTACGAACAGGAGACGCTCAGGGCAGAAGCGCACAAGAAAGAGTAGGCACCGAAATGGCGAAATGGAAGATCGGCGCGATGGTCATGGACGACGGATTGGGCGAGACATACGAGGAAGACGCCGAACTAGCCAAGAGTCTAGGCCTGGCTCCTGGAAAACAGGAAAAGGCACCTAAGGCACCGGCCGCCGGCCTGGCCGCCCGCGCCGAGTTGGTCAAGCGCGCGAAGGAACTCGGGCTAAAGGGCTCCGGCACGGTCGCCGAGTTGACCGAGAAAATCTCGGCGAGAGAGCTAGAACTGGCTTAGATGTATCGCCAAAAGACCCTTGCATCCCGAAAGGACGCGAATTACCATGGGTGAAACGACCACTCCCGCGGGGGCGATCCCCGCCGCGACAGGTGCGATGCCTGTCCAGACTCCACCGGCCGCGCCGGAGACGGAACCCGCGACGGGGACCGCCGAAGCGCTTGGCGAAGGCGGAAAGCAAGCCCTCCAGCAAGAGCGCGACGCTCGCAAGACTGCTGAACGCGAACTCAAGAAGCTGACCGACAGGTTGGCCGCTCTCGAACTCGCCGGCAAGTCGGAGCAGGAGCAGGCAGTCGCCAAGGCCAAGGCAGAGGGCGCGTCCGAAGCGATGGTGAAAGCCGACGCGAAGGTCCGCAGGGCCGAAGTGAAGGCGGCACTCGCGGCCGCCGGATGCACAAAGTCCGACCTCCTCGCCAACGCCCCCGCATTCGCCAGTTTGGCGGTCGATGAGGACGGAAACGTGGCCGGTCTCAATGAGGAAGTGAGCAAGGCTAAGACCGCTTACTCCGAGTTGTTCGGCGGCAAGCGCCCCGGCTCTTGGGATGCCGGAAGCCCTACCGCACTCGGTAGCGCCCCAACGTTCCGGGCATCCCAGCTCAACGATCGCGCGTTCTACGTGGCTAACCAAGCCGCGATCATGCAGGCCCTGCGTGACGGCCGGGTCGTGGATGACAACCCAAAGTGATCTAAGGAGATCCCATGCCGACAGGGGCCATTCTCACTAGCACCGCGGATACCGCGGGGTTCATTCCGCAGATCTGGGCGCAGCGCGCGCTCGACATCCTGCGAGCCAACATCACCCTGAGCAAGCTCGTCGCCCGTGACACGGACTTCGAGGCTGGCTGGCGGGGAAAGACTCTCAACATTCCGTATCCCGGAACGTTCACGGCCAACAAGAAGACGGCCGACACCCCGACGACGCTCCAGTTGCCGGTGGGCGGGGCGACGGTCCCCGTCGTGCTCGATCAGCACGCCTACGTTGACTGGCTTGTCGAGGATGTCGCCCGAGCCCAGACGGCGCAGGGTGCCCCGGACCTCATCGACCGATACATCGAGGGATCGGTCATCGCCCTCGTGGAGGGCCTGGAAGCTGACCTGTTCGCGCTCTGGAACACGAACGGCGTCACGACCGTCGGGACTTATGGCGTGGACATCACGGCCGCAACGATCCGCGCGGCTCGGAAGGCCATGAACGACGCCAAGGTCCCGCAGGTCGGCCGCTCGCTCGTCTTGAGCACGAAGGACGAGATCGCGCTTCTCAGTGACACGACCCTCCAAAGTTACTTCGCGTTCGCCAAGCCTGGCGCGGTCGCAGAGGGCAGCATGGGCTCGCTCTACGGCTTCGACCTCTACGTCAGCCAGCTCACCCCGACCAGTTCCACGTCGGTCCTAACCTCGACAAACAACCTGGCCCTGGCTCGCAACGGCTTCATATTCGCCTCACGTCCGTTCATGCCCGCCCTCGCGAGTTCGGGCGTGCGCGAGGCGCAGGTGCAAGACCCGGAGAGCGGGATCAGCCTGCGCTTCCAGATTTACTACTCGATGGTCGACCGGGCCGTCCGGGCGGGCTTCGACATCCTGTACGGCGTCAAGGCGCTCCGGACCAACCACGTCGTTCTCGTCAAGTCCTAAGCCAACCCCAAAGCCCTCCCCAGAGGAGTAGGAGCATTCCGATGGCCAAGAACCAGTCCAAGGGTCCGGGGGACCTCCCCGGAGCCGAAACACAGGCCCAGGTCGATGCGGTCAACGCCGCCGACGTGCCGGGACCGTTCGTCCCCAAGCCCGTCACCATCGAGGCCGTCGCCTCCCTCACCATCCCGACAGACCCGAGGCAGAACGGTCCGGCTGGGTTCGCACCACAGGTCGGACGGACGGCAATCGACGCCGCCCCCCCGGCTGGCAACGCGGTCGTGCCGCCGCTGGAGCCCCCGCAGGCGGCCCCAATCTCCGGGACGACAGTGAACAAGGACGGCGGGACGACCACGGTCACCACCGAGGGCGTTACCAACGTCAAGGATGCGTCTGGGGTCGTGATCTCCAGCACGCCTCCCGGCATCAACGATCCTCACGAGTAGTTCGTGTCCTCTTTCGTTGCCCTGACGCCCTCGCGCGGCCTGGTTCACTCCAGGACCGTCGAGGCCGTCATGGCAAACGTCGAGCAAGCGGTGGGAGCCGGTCACGTTTCGCGTGGCTGGCTCCTGACGCATGATCTCCCAATCCCAGAGAGCCACGAGCGCGTGGTCGAAATGGGGATGGAAACGGGTGCCGACTTCCTGCTTCTCTTGGAAGAGGACATGGTGCCACCGTCGGATGCGCTCGTGGCTCTCTTGAAACTCAAAACTCCTGTCGCTTGTGTCGATTACCCCGTTGGCTATCCGAAGGGCTGGACCGTCCCGAAACGCGCTGACAGCGGAGACGGGGGCGCCAAGTCTCCCGGCTGTTGGCCATGCGTACCCCGACCGAACAAGGATGGCATCCTCGAATGGGCGCCGTTCGGCTGTACGCTCATCTCCCGTAGGGTTTTCGAGGCGCTTCCACGGCCGTGGTTCACCACCGGTCAGCAGACCGTGACGTGGCACTTCGGGGATGTGAAGACAGTCAAGGAAGTCGTCAAAGAGGCGTGGAAGTACGGCGGCCTCGACATCGAATTCGGCGAACGACTCCAAGCCGCTGGCATCCGCATCGCCAAGGTCCCGGACATGCTCGCGGGTCATGCGCTCCTGACGACGTGGGGTCCGCTCGGCGATAACAACGGCAGCCACGAGATCGTGGTCCGCGACAGGATCGAATGGGAGTGGCCGCGATGACGAGTCTGACGACCCTCGCACAGGTCAAGGCGCTGGTATCACCCGCGCAACCGATGGCCGACGCGGACATTCAGGATGTGATCAATCGCGAGGAGGCGATGCTCGCGCGGCAGATCACCGACCTCTCCGGTTCCCGGACGCAGGCGTACTACATCGGCGACCCAGCCCAGATGGGGCTCTATATCGACACCGTGGCGATGCAGCCGGACCGCTCCGGTTATGCGGCGTTCTGGATGATGAACGATCGTCTCGGACCGCTTGGCCTGCTTCGCCCCACGGACGCCGTGACAGTTGTAGACAACGGCGTGACCATCTCGGCGGGTGATATCCGCCTGTTGCGTCAGGGGACGCTCGTGGAACGGGCATCCGGAGGCTGGAATGGCCCGCTGGTCGAGGTCACCTACACGCCGAACGACGAACTGGAAGTAATCCGCGTCGTGATCGAACTCTGCCGGATGACCATGACCGAATCGGGCTACCAGGCCGAGCATATCGGCGACTACAGCTACGCCAAGCACCTCCGGCCGGGGCCTGGAGAAATCGACCCGCGCAAGGCGCTGATCCGCTCACTTATGACGCACCTGCCGAAGGGCACCATGCGCATCCGAACCTCGTCCGAGGATGACCGGATCGGGGCGACCGGATGAGCTTCAGCAGCCTCCTAAACGCCACCCTCGTCATCAAGCGGCTGGCACCTGTCCTCTCCAGCGACGCTGAGACGGTCGGTGGGGCGAATACCCTGCTCACCGCGGACACTGCGCCCGGCGCGCTCACTGTCGCCGTGGCGGCCGCCACACACGTCGCCACGGGCCGCTACCTGCGCATCGGCGACGTCGGCGAGACGGAGATCGCCCAGGTCGCCACCTACGTCTCCGGACTCACCGTGGCGCTCGTCACGCCGCTGATGCTGCCCCACGACTCCGGGGACCAGGTGCGCGAGGTCGACGGCGCTGGCACCCCGGCGCTTGACGGGATGTATCAACCGGTCCTCGCGGAAGAGACAGTTGCGACCGTCGATGGGCGGATTCGCCCGCTGACGGCGCGCGAGGTGCCGCTGTTCAGCCAGGGCGGGGCCGTGGTTTCGACTCACCGCGGGTATGTCTGGCCGCTCTCCGGGCTCACCACGGCCGACTGGATTGAGATGGACGGCGTGAGGTTCGATATCACGGGCATCTTTGACGGCGCCGGTGCGGGCCATCATTTGGAATTGACCCTTACGAAGGTGGCGTGATGACCGTACTACGCTGCGATTATCTTGGCATGCTTCCGCATGTTGCACGGCGCGCAGGCGGGCCGGAGATTGTCGGCGCAGTGCAGCCCTCCCCGAGAGATCGGCATGACGTGATCCATGTGCAAGTTCACGCCTTGCCAGACGGGCGTCCCGCAGAGGTAGCAGGCGTGGGGATTGACTTGCCAGGCGAGCGCCGATGCTCCGAGAGTGAGACAGCTCGGATGGTCGCAGACCGGGGCACCACGCCGGATAGCCGTGGCCTTCCGGTGTTGTTCGCGGCGCTGGTCAGGATGGGCGGTGGACCAGACTCTGGTCTGAGCGTTGCGTTTGTCTCGGTGCGCCGCATGGTAGGCACGGTCGGCTTCAGGGTGGGCCAAGCGGTAAGCGATAACCCGAGCCGAGCACTCCTCTCGATGCGCTGCGTAATAAGCGGTACTGCGGCGGGCGTGGTCTTCCTGATGTTCAGTCTGGTAAGCCGCGCTGCGAGCGTTGTGTACCTCTCGATGCGCGACATGGTATGCCGCGTGGTATGCCTTGACCTTCGCGGGGTCCTCAGCCACGCCGCGACTCCCGTCGATACCGCTCGACCTCACGCGGCGTCACGGTCCAGTCTCGCCCGACCTTCCGCGCACGTAGTCTCCCGTTGGCGATCTGCTGGCGCAAGGTGTCGGCGGTCACTCCAAGCGATTGGGCGGCTTCGATCAGGGTCATGCGATAGCCTCCAGCAGTCGGCAACCTATCCATTCGGTATAGGCCGGGGGGATGGCCTGCGAGAGTTCGTTGCCGGTCATCCAGTCGATGCCCATTGCCTCGGCCCGCTCGGCGGTACTGAACTGTTGCGTTCCGTCACGGACGCACGTTCCCCCCGCGCTGCCATAGACCCCAACGGTTGCGGGCCGCATCCGGCGGCGGTCGCGCCCGTGTCCGCCGTAGACGCCGATCACCAACCGGCCCCCGTGGACGCATTGCGGTTGCGGGAAGGGCGGCTCGGGCCTGACCTCGAACCACCGATGGCGGCGAAGTTCAGCTTCCCCCGTTCCCAATCCGAAGGACGTTCCGCAGAGACGGATATAGTCGGCCATCGGGGCTCCTGCCACGTTCTCAATTACCGACGGCCCGCCCCATGCCACAAGCCGTTCGCGCATCGGAGTGAGCAGGTCGATGTGCGGCTTCGCGTTGTACATCGTCTTGAGAGCGGTAAACGCCTGGCATGGCGGGCTGGCGTGGATCACGTCGAAACCGTCCAGTGGCCACGTCATGGCGTCGGCCAAGTGAAACTCGAACGGGTAGTGCGGCTGGGGGTTGATATCCACGCCGACCACCTCGAACCCGGCACGGCTGTATCCCATCGCCGCGCCGCCCGCTCCGCAGAACAGGTCAAGCAGACGCGGCCTGTCGCTCACCGGGACAGTTCAGCGATGCGGGCTTCCATCTTCGGGGATGCCACACCGAGAGCCTTGTTGACGCGGACCTTGAAGGCGAGGGTGGCGCGCTCCCGGCGGAGGGCGGTCGCTTCGTCTACCACGACTGCGGAGGACCCGTCATCGAAGGTCTGGATGCGGACGCCGTATCCGTTCGTCATGTCGCTGATCATCTTGCCGTGCATCGGTTCGTCTCCGGTTGATGCTTCTCTTGACTCCAGAATACTACGCCAGCGTAGAGAGAATGTCAAGCAGATTAGCCACATTCGGAGGGCCGCGTAATGGCTACTTCCGCATTCGGCGAAGTCGTCAAGGCACCCGGAACCACGTTCCGCACGGTCACGCGCAGAGAGGTGACCATCGCCTACAACCGCGCCGCCGTCGATGCGCTGTACGCCGGGGTGGTTGACGGCGTAGAAGAGATGCTCGAACAGGTCCGCGACGACTACGCCGCCAACGCTCCGCGCGACCCGCAGACGGCCTCTGAGCGCGGCGTGCCGATGATGGCTGACTGCGGCCGTGTCGCGGTGTATGCCGCTGGCAAGCTCGTGGCTGGCACCGGGGAGCGGACCGCGGCCGGCAACAAGCCGAAGGGTGCCGTGACGCCGGCGGATCAGGTGGTCGGGTTCGTCATGGTCGACTCGCCCATCGCGCACTTCGCCGAACTCGGCACGATCCATGAAGTGGCGCACCCTACGCTTCTGCCCGCTTTCTCCAGAGCTATAGGCGGTGCCGAGAAATGCATCCTGCCGTCGATTTCTAAGCGGCTTCGGGCGGTGCCAGGATGACCGGCTCACGCCACCCGGTTGTGCTTGCTCAGATTGCAGAACGCGCACGCTGGCCGGAGATTGTCGGCACAGTGCAGCCCGCCCCGAGAGATCGGGATGACGTGGTCCATATGAAGGTTCACGCCGCGCCAGACAGGCGTACCGCACAGGTGGCAGACATGCGGGTTGGTCTGCCAGGCGAGGGTTACAGGACCGATAGCGAGGCAGGACGGATGCTCGCACGCAACAGCGCCGCGACGTTGCGCGGTGTGCCTACCGTCCCGTTCGCGCGCCTCGTCTGGATGGGCGGCTCGCCAAGCGGCCGTGGTGGCTTTGCTTTTCTCGGGATGCGCCGCGTAACGCGCAGCGCCGTAGGCCTTGATCTCCTCACGGTGCGCCATGTAGCGAGCGGCAAAGTAAGGCCTCAGGCCCTCGCGATGCATCGCGTAATGGTCGCTGCGCCGGGCGTTGGCCCTCTCCCGATGCGCGGCATGATAGCGGCGGTGGTTCGCTCGCTCTTCCTCCAAATGGGCCAGACGGTAGGCGTTGGCGGACGCGAGAAGAGCAGCCCGGTGGGCGGTGTAATAGGCGGCCGAGTACGCCTTCCTCGCCGGCGGGTCCCTGTGGGCATAGGCCGCGTCGTATGCCCTTCGCTCGTCATGATGCGCCGCACGATAGGCCGCGTCGTATGTCTTCTTCTCGGCTCGGTGGCTGGCGCCATAGGCTGCGCTCCGGGCGTTGTCTTGCTCGCGGTGCGCCGCATGGTAAGCCGCGTCGTACGCCTTCTGCTCTGCGGGGTCTCTCACAGCCTCTCCGATATGGAGTGCCCCGCCTCCGGGGCTTGGCCGAAGACGGGGCATAGAAAACCGGCACCAAGCCTGCCGTCCCGCACATTGTACACCTGGGGGCAGCCATGACCGCCGAAGCGCTCTCCCCAATCGCTGCCGCGATCGCCGAACTGCGGGCCGCCGTGGGCTCGACATGCGCCAACCGGATCCGCGCACACGAGCCGGCAGCGGGCGACTCCAAGACCCCCTTCCAGCGGTTCGTGGTCGTGTCCTGGGGCGATGGCCCGCCCATCCCGCATATGCCCATCCGGGACGTGACGCTGTACGTCCGGCTCTACGGCACGACCTACGCCGACGCTGAGGCGTTTGGGATGCTGGCAGAGGCGGTCTTCCGCAACGTCGGGGCCCGCAAGGCCGCGTCAGGGCTGGGCATCTGGCACAGCCAGGTCATCTCGGGCGGGATCGATCACGACCCCTACCCCCCAACCGGAACCGGCCAGCCTCTTTGGCAGCTGGTCGTCAAATTCCCCACAACCATCGACGCAATCACATGAGTGGAGCCGCCATGACGTACAAGGGAAATGTAGCTCTCTGGAATGGCCGAGCCGCACGTCAGAAGGCACAGGCCGCGGCACAGGAAGCGGAGCAAGCGGCCGGCGAGGCCGCCATCGCCGAATACGAGCGGCTGACGCGCGAGGCGTCTCCCATCGTTCAGCCACCCGTAAGGCGGCACAAGCCGGCGCAGCCGGAACCCATCGAAGCCCCGGCCGAGCCGGTCACAGAGCAGGAGTAACCAGCCAGTGTCACGCCACCCGGGCGCCCTTCCGCACGTTGCACGGACCGCATGCCGGCCTCAGGTTGTCGGCGCAGTGCAGACCTCCCCGAGAGATCGGCACGACGTGATCCATGTGGAGGTTCACACCACGCCAGACGGGCGTACCGCACAGGTGGCAGACATGCGGGTTGGTCTGCCAGGCGAGAGCGTCAGGCCCGATGGTCAGACAGCCCGGATGGTCGCACAGGGCGGCCCCCCGGCGGATGGCTTTGGCCTTCCGGTAATGCTCACGGGCCGCGTCGGCATGTGCCGCTCGGTAGCCCGCCTGGTACGCCGCTATCTCTTCGCGATGGGCGTCAGCATAGGCTCGATTATCGGCCTTCACCTTCTCGGGGTGCGCCGTCCGATAGGCCAGGGCATAGGCCCTTGCTTCGGCCCGGTGTGCCGGGCGACGTTCAGCGGCATAGGACCGGTCGGAAACCAGAACCTCGTCAATGTGGGCCATTCGATAGGTTCGGGCGTAGGCCGCGTCCTCCTCACGGTGAGACGCATGGTAAGCCGCGCTGCAAGCCCGGTTCTCTGCGCGATGATTGGCGGCCCATCGCGCGCTGGCGGCCCGCATTCTCTCGGGGTATGCCGCTCGATATGCCGCGTTGTAAGCCTTCTTGTCGAAGGGCACCGTGGTCTCCACATGGATAGCCCCCTCGCCGGGTTGTGTCCGACGAAGGGGCATGAGAAAGCGGCAACACAACTGCCGACACGCTCATTGTACACCAGAGGGAGGGCGGCCTTTGGGTAGTTCCGCCCGCCCGTTTATCCCCTCCGGAGCACGACAGGAGAACGTACCGTGACCATAGACAGCACAAGCTACATCTTCGGACCTCCGACAGCTCAGTCATTCGGCGGCACGCCGTTGGGCCCGAGCGATCAGCCCGCCAAGGTCACCATCAAGGAAACCGTGGTCGGCTATCGGCCTATGGGCGCAGCGGCCGACGTCGCTGGCCTGTCCCGCCTCAACGAGAGCGTGGCATCGGCGACCGTGACGCTCAACGAGTTGTCGCTCGCGGTCTTGCAGATGATCCTGCACAACATCACCCCGGTAGTCGGCACGGCTGCCACCACGAGCCCGTCCGGCCTCGCGACGACCCTCTCGGCCGATGCGGCCCTGGGGGCCACGTCTATCGTCGTGACGGCGGCTACCAACGTTGCCACCGGCAGCTACCTCAAGGTCGGGGATGCGCTGGAGACCGAGATCGTCAAGGTCGGCACCTACGTCTCCGGGCTCACGCTCAACCTCACCACGCCCCTGATCCGAGCCCACGACTCCGGCGATGCCGTGGTCATGGTCAACGACGCGGGTACCACCATCCTCCAGCAGCGCGTCGGGATGATCCCGGTCGCGTCATACAAGGACTTCGTTTTCCAGGCCGTTGGCCCGGACGGCGAGCCCGCAGTAGTCACGATCTTCAACGCCCTGAGCGATGGCACGTTCGATGTCTCGTTCGGGGAGGCATCGCCCGCCGGTACTTCGGTGACGTTCACCGGCCACGTCCTGGCGGCCGACCCGACGCTCGCGCCGTGGTCCTGGGAACGGTTGACCCCGTAACCCATGGACGCTGACAACCTCACCCCGGAACAGGAGGGGACGGTCATGGCGGCCGTCCTCCCCGTCACGGTAGCCGGCGTAGCTCGCCGGCTACCGGTCCTACCCCGCAGGGGGGCGCGCGAATGGCGCGCTCTCTGGCGGGAGCGTATGGCCGCCGAGAAGTCCGCCGAAGACCTCGGAAAGTCGTTCGGCGAGGCGGCCGAACTCACGGGCGACGTGCTGCTCGACATGATCGTCGCTTATGACGAGGCGCGCGACGAGGATGGTGAGCCGTACCACGTCGCCACGTTCGGCGGCCGAGACTGGCTCGACAATCACGCCACAGACCGCGAAATCCGCGTGCTCTATGACGCGATCTGTGAGGAAGTCTTCTCCCCTTTAGTCCTGGCGGGCATGGCCCCGCTGCTGGGGATGAGTCTGATCGAGGCCGTAGCCTCACGCCAGGTGAGCTTTATCGGTTCGCGCTTGTCCACTGGCGCATTGGTCCTACCGAGCTCGACGAGCGATACACTGACTCCCAAGTCGCCCTCCTCTGGACGAAAGACCAGGCGGAGCGCGAGAAGGACCGACGCGACCGCATGACTGAGATGCTCGTGGCCGTCCGCGATGGGGTCCGTGAGGCCGTCGCCCCGCTGTACATCCTGACGGTTCAGCCGCCGAGACGTTACACCGAGCTGCCCACGTACCCGCGTCCGTGGTATCTGCCGGACGCCGCTGAGCCGGTCCGCGATCTAGCCAAGGGCCGTGCGCAAGTGGCTGCGCTCGCTGCCAGGTACCCGCGGAACATGCGTACCCGCAAGGCAGAAGGGAGCTAGGCCACGGCCGCACTCGCCGATGTGTTCGCAGCGATTCGCCTAACGCTCGACGGCACGGGCTTCGAGGCGCAAGCCACCGCGCTCGCCTCCAAGAGCGGCCAGAACGTCGGCGAGACGCTGTCTGACAACCTGAACAAGGCCCTCAAGACAGCGGGCCTCGCTGCGCTGGGTGCGACGTTCGGTATCGCGAGTCAGCAGGCTGCGGCGCTTGGCGAGGCGACCCAAAAGCTGGCCGCCGATACGGGCCTCTCCGGCTCCGCCCTCCAGGAGCAGGGCAACGCCATCGACCAGATCTACAAGACCAGTCTCCTGTCGATGGATGCGGTCGAGCAATCGCTGGCAGGCGTCATCAGCGGCTTCGGGCTGCAAGGCCAGGCGGCAGACAACCTCACCGCGAAGTTCGCGAAGTACGAAGAGGCCACCGGACAGTCTGCCGATGCTGTCCACAACCTCAAGATGGATACCGACGCGTGGAACCTGACAGCCAACGACGCCGGCACGATCATGGACCAGCTCGTGGCCAGCCACCAGAAGTACGGCACCGTCATCGGCGACATGCAGACGGCGCTGCAGAAGATCGCTCCCGCGATGCAGGCGATGGGCATGTCGGAGAAAGACGGCGTTGACCTGCTCAACCTGTTCGCCTCGGCCGGCATCGACGCGGGCAAGGCAGCGCTGGGCCTCCAGACTGCCGTCAAGAACCTCAAGCCCGGCCAGACGCTCAACGACCTCATCGTGCAAATCTCCTCGATCCAGGACCCGCTAGAGCGCGCGCAGGCGGCCGGTAAGGTGTTTGGGACGCGGCTCGGGTCGCAGATGGCGGACGCACTCAAGCCGGGCATCACGAGCTTGGATGACTTCGCCACGTCCTCGTCAGACACGACCGATGCCACGGACAAAGCGGCTCAGGCGATCGAAGACTCCTGGGGCTCCCGCTTCACGTTGCTGATGCATCAGGCCGGCGGCACCCTCGCAGAGTTTGGGCAGTCGTTCGGTCCGCTCCTCCTGGTTGCCTCGCAACTCGGCCCGAAGATGGCGGGCTCCTTGGGCTCGCTCGGCGGGGCCCTCATCCCCATCATCGCCAAGCAACTCGGGCTCACACTGCCGACGTGGATCGTCGCAGGCACTACCGAAGGCGCGGCCACAGGCGCAGCCGTAGTGGCGGCCGAGACCGGCGCGATCGCGGCCGGCGGCCCAGAAGTCGCTGGAGCCATAGCGGCCGAAGGCCCCGAGATGGCGGCGGCAGGTACGGCGCTCGGGACCCTGGCTGGCGTGGCTCTGGCGGTCGCCATCCCACTTGCGGTGGGGGTAGGTGTATTCGCCATAGCGAGCGCGGTGCAAAACGCCTTCACAAAAGACGACATCGGACCTGCGGCTGCTGCCTCTGCTCAGAGCGCAATGGACGCAATCAACGATAACCTCCGCAGTAACACCCCGGCTACGCGAGCCGCTGCCGTGGCGGCGTTCGCTGCGCTCCCCGACGAATTCACAAAGAGCCGGGTTCTCGCGGCATACCAGTCGGCGGGCGTTCCTGCCGATCTGATCGCGGCGCTCAAGGACGCCAAGCCTGCCGTAACGACTGCGGCCGACGTAATGTCGGACGGCGTAACTAAGTCGCTCGAACAGATGGCCATTGACGCAACGCTGATTGCGATGGGCGTGCCGCAAGACCTGATCGATGCGCTCGACGCGGGTAAGGGCACCCTAGCGGTAGCCGCAGATGGCACGTTCTCCCTGATCCCGAAGTCTGCCGCGGATGCCGCGCTCGAAACGAAGCTGATCGCAAAGGGCGTGCCGCAGTCCGTCATTGACGGGCTGGAGGCGGGCAAAGGCACTCTCGGGGTAGCGGCCGACGGGACGTTCATGGTGATTCCGTACTCCGCCGAACAGCAGGCCGCCGCTACCGCGATGGTCGCGCTGGGCGTGCCGCAGCGCGTCATCGACGCGATCCTCGCGGGTAAAGGGGCGCTCGGCCAGGCTACGGATGGCACCTTTGCCGTGATCCCCACGTCCATGTCGGTGGCAGCGGCCAACCTCTCGTTGCTCGCGCAGGGCATCCCCCCGGACATCATCGCCAAGCTCGACGCGGGCGGCATGAGCGTAGACGCCGCCGCGAGCGACCTGGCGTCCTACATCCCGAAGAACGTGGACCAGGCTGCGACCGACGCCGAACTGATCGCGACCATGATCCCTGGCGCAATTGCAACTGGCATTCAGAAGAACCGCGACGTTCTGACGAACGAGTGGAACAACATCGTCGAGGGGCTGAAGAACATCCGCACTCCCATGATGGAAGAGGCGGACATCATCGGGGCGCTGACGAGCAAGAATCTGGCCGACGGGCTGGCCTCCGGCGACCCTGTTCTGGTGGCGCAGTGCGAGCAGTTGCAGGCCGACGCGATGGCACGGCTGCAACAGTTGGTCGAGGGCGGCCAGCCGCTCGGCAAAGCGGCAATGGCCGAATTGGCTGCCGGGCTGAAATCGAAGAACCCGGAGATCAAGGAAGCGGCTGAGGGCATAGAAGCCCTGATCGAGGCCGGCGTCACCCCTCCTGCCACCACGGGCGGAATCATCGTGAGCGGCATCTTCGCAGGAATGACTACCGAGACGGCACTCGCAGCCGCCAAATCCGCCGCCTCCAGCGTCTGGGACGTACTCAATACCGCGCTGAGCAAGACGATAAAGGTCCCGGCGCAGGTAGGCGGATTTGGCAGTGGCGCCACCACCTACGGCTTTGCAGAGGGTACGCCCTACGTTCAGGAGGCCGGCTTCTATGACGTCGGCGAGGCGGGTCGGGAGCGAGTCTACCTGCCACAGGGCGCGGCGGTTGAGTCGCATGCCCAACTCATGGCGGGCGGTAGTCCGGCTGGCGGTTCGGCCGGCGCGAGCCCTAGCGGCCCCCTGATCGGTCAGATGATCGTCAATGGCGTCACTCACGATGATGTCGAGCGCCAGATCATCCGGGCGCAGCGTCGCCTAGCTCTGGGGTTCTAGGATGAGCTACCTCGTCGAGTTCTTCCCGGCCGACGGCGGGACATCCTTGGTCTGGACCACCACCCCAGGCGATCCGATCACGTTGATGGCCCTCGACGGGGTCGGCCCGATCACCGTCTCCCCGCTGACTACCAAGACCCCGGGACAGTCGGGCCAGACCCTGCTCGACACGGATACCCCCGCGCGCGTGGTCACCGTCACGGGTTTGCTCCAGGCCGCTGACGCGGATGCTTTCTGGACGGCGCGCGCCGCGTTCGCCCGTGCCCTCGTTCGACAGCCTGTCCGACCCGGCGAGACACAGGCGCTAGGCATTCTGCGCGTCACCCTGCCAGGCCATGCGCCGCTCGAGATCGAGTGTCAGCCCCTCTCCGTCAACCTTCCGTCTCCCTCCTCCGTAGGCATCATCACGACCGATGTGGAGTTCTACGCGCCCTACCCGAACTGGCGCGAGATCGCGGACGTCGGGCTCTACTTCTACTCTTCCGGCGGGTGGAGCTGGCCGCTCCTGTTCCCCCTCGCGATGCAGGGCGGTGCCGTCAGTCAGGAAATCGTCAATCTCGGCGACGTGGATGCTCCGGTGCTGATTCGGATGTACGGCGAGGCCACGAACGTCTACATGTCCAACCTGACGACGGGCCAGATCGTCAAGATCCTGACGGCTCTGGCGGCAGGCGACTATGTCGAGATCGCTACGAGCTTCGGCGCCAAGTCGGTCACTCTGGTTTCGGGTGCTACCCGGACCGATCTCATGTCGGCGCTGGACCTCTCCAATGCGGACTTCTGGAGCCTCGTTCCTGGTTCCAACTGGGTCAGCTTCGGCGCCGGCCTGAACGTCTCAGGCTACGCCGCGCTCTACTGGCGCCAGAGGTACAGCGGGATATGAGAGCCTACATCCTCGACCGAGACACCCTCGCGACCCTGGGGCTGGTGGGGGAAGCCTCGACCCGACTCACCCTTAAGCGCCGGTTCTGGGGCGTCGACACGATCGAGCTGGTCGCCAACTGGCGCCAGGCCCCGAATCTAGAGGCCGGCCGGCTCCTGTTCGTGCCCGACCCCTCCGGCGGCGACCAGCTGGTCTACTTGGTGGACACGCTGGAGATCGATCAGTCGGGCTCAGCCGCGAACTACACGATGACCGCAAACGGCAGCTCGATCGAAGGGCTCCCGCGGCTCTGTCTCCCCACCGCAGGCATGGCATACGACTCGCAGACCTCGGTCGCGGCGGAGACGGCCATGAAGCACTACGTCGGGGACAACATGGGGCCCGCCGCTGCTGCAGCCCGGATCGTTCCCGGGCTCGCTTGTGCGGCGGACATCGCACGCGGAGCCGTCATCTCCAAGGACGCCCGGTACCAGAACCTTGTCGACCTGCTGGCGGAGATCGGCCAGGCCGGGGCGCTGGGATGGAAGACCACGCTCGCGACGACTCTGGGCCTCCCCAGCGGCTTCACGTTCGACGTGATCGCGGGGACCGATCGCTCTGCGAGCGTGTTCTTCGACTTCTCGTTCGAGACTCTCGCGTCGTGGACGGAACTGACGAACCTCTCGGGCTCGATCAGCCTCGCTCTGGTCGCCGGTCAGGGTTTGGGCGCCGCCCGAGACATCGTCACGCGCCCCGCCGTAGAGCCAACCGGGTTCGATCGACGCGAGGCATTCGTTGACGCCCGAGACGTCACCGTTGGAGATACGACCTTGCTCGGGCGTCGCGGCGACGATGTGCTCGCGGCCAACGCCGGCCAGTTCAGCCTAGAGGCCAACGTCTCGGCGTATGGATCGTTCCGGTACGGGGTCGATTGGTTCCTCGGAGACATCGTGACCGTCCGCAACAAGGAACGCGGCTTGTCCTATCCCGCCCGGATCGTAGAAGTTGATGAGACGGTCCAGTCCTCCGTGGTGCCCGAAGTGGTCGCCATTCTGGGGCGGCCGTTCCCGACCTCGCCCGCGGGGCTTATCAGCACGAGCGAACTAGCGTAAAGGTGATCTCATGACGCAGCGCAGCAGGTTCTACGACTCAGTCGGCGGCGACCGCATCTACACCTCGGACGCCTGGGCGCAGGTGCTCGCCCACATGATGAGCGACGGCGTGGTCTCGGGGTTCGCAAACGAGCTCGCCGTCTCAGCTTCGTCTCCGGCTGCCATGTCGGTCCGGGTGAACACGGGGGCGGCATTCGTCCAGGGCTACATGCTGGAGGTCTACACCGGCCAGGAGACGCTCGCGCTCGCGGCTGCCGATGCCTCACACGCCAGGATCGACCGGATCGTGGTCCGCAGAGATCTCGCCAACCGCACGAGCCTGCTCGCTGTCCTTCCCGGTATCGCCTCCGTCTCTCCTGCCGTCCCCGCGCTGACGCAGGTCGCCGCGGGAGTTTGGGAGATCAGCCTGGCGCAGATCGCCGTCGCTGCCCTCGCATCCACGATCACGGCAGGGAACATCACGGACGATCGCGGCGTCCGAGCGTCCGCTCCAAGCGCTCAGCGGACCCCCTTTTGGTTCGGTGTCGGGTGCGCCACCGTAACCGTCGGGACCAACCCCGTCGGCGTAGCGGTCACGCCCAGCGGCGCCTACGCCTACGTGGCCAACAACGGCTCCGCCAACGTCTCGGTCATCCGAACCAGTGACAACACCGTCGTCGCCACCGTGGCCGTCGGGTCCGGCCCCTACGGCGTAGCGGTCACGCCCAGCGGCGCCTACGCCTACGTGCCCAACCACGGCTCCGCCACCGTCTCGGTCATCCGAACCAGTGACAACACCGTCGTCGCCACCGTGGCCGTCGGGTCCGGCCCCATCGGCGTAGCGGTCACGCCCAGCGGCGCCTACGCCTACGTGCCCAACAACGGCTCCGCCAACGTCTCGGTCATCCGAACCAGTGACAACACCGTCGTCGCCACCGTAACCGTCGGGACCAGCCCCCTCGGCGTAGCGGTCACGCCCAGCGGCGCCTACGCCTACGTGGCCAACAACGGCCCCGCCACCGTCTCGGTCATCCGAACCAGTGACAACACCGTCGTCGCCACCGTAACCGTCGGGACCGGCCCCATCGGCGTAGCGGTCACGCCCAGCGGCGCCTACGCCTACGTGGCCAACTACGGCTCCGCCACCGTCTCGGTCATCCGAACCAGTGACAACACCGTCGTCGCCACCGTAA